ATCCCTTTGTGTAAGTAGTTTATATTTATAACTGAAAAAAGGAATTCTCATTTTAGAGAAAATATAAATATGAAAACGCAATTACTGTGTACATTTACGACAAAGGCTGAGTTACAAAAGGTTCTACAAGATATTAGAGACACTTATGTAATAGTATATAACTACATCTACATACTTCAGAACAAATCAAACTTAGATGAATTATACATCACATACAACATCAACACCGAATTCAGACCACATCAACCATTAAGTGATACTATTTTGATTCATCGTAAAAAAGAATCAAATTCACTATATACAATCAATGCACTAAACCAACTTGTGAAAGAAGAAAATGGTGGAGTGTTAGATAAATCATTTATCATCGATTGGCAGAAGTTTAGAAATTCTATAATACTTACAAATACTGAAGGTACTAAGAAAATCCAAACTCGTATATTTGAAGTAATTGAGTTTAATCAAAAATAAAATAACAAATGGCAAAATTTACACGAGAACAAATCGAAGAAGCATTAAATTGNAATGGNTATAAATACTTTACAAGTGATAAAGGATATGATGTTAACATCGTTGGTATTAGAAATTCCGATACACATGGTGAAGTAACAAATANATTTGATGATACNTTAACAATATCATATAAGGATTCAGATGGTAAGTGGATTTATAATGAATATAAAGCAACAACNGANCCTGGTTCNCATTGGGAAAAGAACTTNTTGAANAAAGATGGTGTTGCAATTCTAAAGCCAGGTCAATATAGAGGTTCACANAAANTTGGATTNCATCAAGGTAAGTATGAAGCACTAAGACAACAAAAACCTGTTAAAGTTTATAGAGATAATAACAAAGATGGTAAATATGATATGATTGAAGAGAATGTACAAGAAGGTATATTTGGAATCAACATTCATAAAGCTGGTAAGTTTGAAAATGGTTCAACTCAAATTGATAAATGGTCTGCTGGTTGTCAAGTATTCTCTAAGGAATCTGACTTCAACGAATTTATGGAAATTTGTAGAAAGGCTAGAGATGTATGGGGAAACTCTTTCACATACACATTGATAGAATCTAACGATATCGTATAGATACATAAAAACGAAACAAATTGAAAAAGGGGGAAAGAAATTTCCCTCTTTTGTTGTTTATATCAATTATTTTTCGTATATTTGTGTAACAAATGAAGAAAATGGACACTCTAAAAAGAAATTTGAAAATAAGTAAAAATAAATTTGGCAGTATCAATTTTATTTCGTATATTTGTATAACAAATGGATAAATACCCACTTAAAAGTGGATTTTTTGATATTTATATAAGGTGTAGGAAACACACCAAAATAAAACCATTAAATAAATAAAACAATAAAATTTAAACAATTATGGCACTAGATTTAAGCGCAATCAGAGGTAGACTGAACAAACTACAAAACACTGGTAATTCTAAAAGTAATCTTTGGAAACCAACTCCTGGTAAACATCAAGTAAGAATTGTACCTTACCTATTCAACAAAGAAAATCCTTTCATCGAATTGTATTTTCACTACAACATCAACAACAAAACTTATTTATCTCCTTCTTCGTTTGGAAGACCAGACCCTATTGTAGAGTTTGCTGACAAACTAAAAAGAATGGGTGATAAAGAAGATTGGAAAGCAGCTAAGAAAATGGAACCGAAGTTAAGAACTTTTGTACCTGTATTAGTTAGAGGTGAAGAAGGTGAAGGAATCAAATTTTGGGGATTCGGTAAAACTGTTTATCAAGAAATCTTAGGATATATCGCAGATCCTGATTATGGTGATATTACTGAACCAACAACTGGTAGAGATATTACTATTGAATATACTTCAGCTGAAGATGCAGGGACTTCATATCCTGTAACTACAATTAGAGTAAAACCAACTCAAACTCCTATAACAAACGATGAAGCGCAAGTAAAACAATTGTTAGAAGGACAAACTAATATTACTGATATCTATTCAGAATTAACTTATGATGAATTGAAAGGTATTTTAGAAGGTTGGTTGAATCCATCTGCAGAAGGAGGACAAGAGAGTGTATCACAACAATCACTTTCAACTCCATCAACTCCATCAACTCCATCAACTCCAGCAGCACCTGCTCCACAGGCAGCAGCACCTGTTGNAGAAGATAGAAAAAAGTTAGATGATGTAGCAAACGCATTTGACGATTTATTCAATTCATAATACTAAAACTTAATGGCAAAAAAGACAAAAGAAGATGATTTGGCAAGTTTACTTGCTGAATCATTAAATAAACAGTCAAAAGACCAAAAGGTAGCATTCTTTTTGGACGGGGGAGATTCCCCTACTGATGTATCCGATTGGGTATCAAGTGGAGCATCTATGTTAGACGTTGCCATTTCGAATAGACCTTATGGTGGATTTCCTGTTGGTAGAATCGCCGAAATTACTGGATTGGAACAATCTGGAAAATCATTAGTATCAGCTCACCTCCTTGCGGAAACGCAGAAAAAGGGTGGTGTAGCTGTACTGATTGATACTGAGAACGCAGTAAGTAGAGAGTTCTTAGAAGTAATTGGTGTAGATGTATCTAAATTATTATATGTAGCAGCTGAGACAGTAGAACAATGTTTCGAATTTACTGAAACTATTATTGAAAAAGTGAGAGTAGCATCGAAAGATAAACTTGTAACAATCGTAGTAGATTCAGTAGCAGCAGCATCAACTGAAAAGGAGATGGATGCAGATTATGGTAAAGATGGGTACGCAACTGATAAGGCAATTATCATTTCCAAAGCAATGCGTAAAATTACTAATTTAATTGGTAGACAGAAAATCACATTGGTTTTCACAAATCAGTTAAGACAGAAAATGAACGCAATGCCATTCTCTGACCCTTGGACTACTTCTGGTGGTAAAGCAATCGCTTTTCATGCTTCGGTACGTTTAAGATTAAAAGGAATGGGAAGTATTAAGGCTAAAGTAAATGGTATTGATAGAATAGTAGGTATTAAGGTGAGAGCACAGGTTGTTAAAAACCGAATGGGACCACCACTTAGACACGCTGACTTTGACGTAATGTTCGATAGAGGTATCGATAACTATGGAGCATGGTTAAAGGTAATGAAAGATGAAAAAATCGTTACACAAGGTGGAGCATGGTATAAGTATGTTGATACTGAAACTGGTGAGGAGTTCAAATTCCAATCCAAAGACTTTCCTGAGTTGTTGGAATCTAATAAAGAGTTGGAAGAGCAAATTTATGGTAAAATATGTGAAGCAACTATTAGAGAGTACAAAACAGCATCAGAGGATGTGGATAACTTAGTTGTAGATGACCAAGTTATCGGAGATTAATAATAAAAAATAAGTTATGAGCAAATTGACACAAATGTTAAGAACATCAGCAGAAGCTGATAAAGCAAAAGCACTTCTTACGTTAGAGTTGTTGGAAAATCATCCAGCCGGAATTGGTGACCACTCTACAAAAGATTTCTATGAAAACGCTGAAGAAGCCCTTCAGATGTTAATAGATTCTGATGATAGATTGGCAGCAATCGAAAAGTACCTATCTCCACAAAATGTGGGATTGGTTAATGGTAATGGTTATACAACAACAACAACATAATGAAGAAACTCTACAAAGATATCCTCAACGAAGTAAGTGAGGAGCACAAAACAAATCACCTTCGAGAAAGGAACAGTAGAGTTCTTATCATTGATGGATTAAACACCTTTATCCGTAGCTGGACTACCAACCCCACAATGAATGAGGATGGTGACCATACGGGTGGGGTGATTGGTTCACTCAAATCCATTGGATATCAGATAAGAGAATTCAATCCAACTCGTTGTATTGTAACCTTTGATGGTAAAGATGGTTCAAAGTCCCGAAAGGACATTCATGAAGGATATAAAGCTGGACGAGAGAAGAATCGATTTAGAGTAAATCGTACCTATGGTGAAATGATGAGTGAGGAAGATGAGAGATTATCAATGAGGCAGCAGTTTGTATGGTTAAATGATATATTAGATTATTTACCTGTATCTACTATGGTTTATGATGGTATCGAAGCTGATGATACTATTGCATATGTTACACAACATACTCAAAATGAGTTAGATGGTGAAGTTGTAATAGTTTCAACTGATAAAGATTTCTTACAATTAGTTTCTAAACAAGTGTTAGTATTCTCACCTACAAAAAAGAAACTCTATAATAGACAGATGGTATTTGATGAGTTTGGTATATGGCCTGAAAATCTTCTATTATATAGAACATTGGATGGTGATAAATCAGATAACATTCCAGGCATCAGAGGATGTGGTATCAAAACTCTTTTAAAGAGGTTTCCTGAACTTTCTGAAGATAGAACTATAACACATGAGGAGTTCTTTAAAATGTGTGAGGAGAAACAAGGTAAAATCAAATTATATGATGATATCTTAAAAGCTAAAGACCAACTTCTTATGAATAAGAGGTTAATGGAATTGGATGAACCTCATATTCCAACAAATAAGAAATTAAAAATATTAGATAGATTTGCTGAAGAGGATATCAAATTTAATAAATTGAATTTCCTTAAAGTTGGAAACAAATATAAAGTTCTTCAGAATTGGAGAGATATTAATGATTGGTTACAATCAACATTCCACAACATTATTACAAAATAAATTAGGTTTATTCAAATATTTTTATTATATTTGGAATCAAATAGGTTATAAATGCAGAACATAGATACACTTTCTAAATACGGACAATCATTTCAAACAAAGGTTTTAACATCATTGATTGCTGATGTTCGTTTATTAGATACATTAAGTGAAATTATTCATCCAAAGTTTTTTGAAGCTGAATCCAACAAATGGATAGCTGAGGAGATTATGAACTACCATAGTGAGTTTAAAAAATCACCAACGCTTGATGTTTTTAAGGTAGAGGTTTCTAAGCTGGAAGATAGGGGATTTCAAAAAAATGTAGTTGAACAACTTAAATCAGTATTCACTCAAATTGGTGATAGTGATTTAGAATACGTTAAAAAAGAGTTTTCTTCATTTTGTATCAACCAAAATTTAAAACAAGCAATAGTTGAATCAATTGATTTACTGAAAGCTGGAAACTACGATAGAATCAAAGATTTGGTAGATAAAGCAATGAAGGTAGGAGTTGATTCTGATTTGGGACATGATTATCTATTAGATTTCGAAGAAAGAACAACCGAAATAAATAGAAACTCAGTTCCAACTGGTTGGGAATGTATTAATGAAGTAATGGATGGTGGTTTAGGACCAGGTGAATTGGGAGTAGCAGTTGCACCCTCTGGTGTTGGAAAGACTTGGGTATTATGTGCATTAGGAGCAGCAGCTGTAAAAGCTGGGTTAAATGTTGTACATTATTCTTTAGAACTTTCTGAACATTATGTTGGACAACGTTACGATACTGTTTTTACTCAAATTCCATCAGCTGATGTGAAGGAAAAGAAAGAAACTGTATTGGAAAAGATATCGAGATTAAAAGGAAAACTTTTAATTAAGTATTATCCACCAAAGGGTATATCAGCTAAAAAGATTGAAGCTCATATTGAGAAGATGACTGCTGCTGGTAATAAGCCTGATTTAATCATAGTTGATTACGCTGATTTGTTACTATCTCATACTAACAAATCCGATTCTACTTATGGTGAGCAAGGTGGTGTTTACATTGAATTGCGAGGTATAAGTGGTGAATTGGGAATTCCAATTTGGACAGCATCCCAAACGAATCGTTCAGCAATCGATTCTGAAGTTATTGAAGCTGATAAGATAGCAGATTCTTACGCTAAGGTAATGAATGCAGATTTTATTATGAGTATCAGTAGGAAAGCAAAAGATAAATTGAATAATACTGCTAGATTCCATATTATGAAAAACCGATTTGGACCTGATGGGATTACATTCCCATCTAAGATGGATACTAATACTGGATTCATTGAGGTTTATGATGGTAATTCATCTGATGGAATAATCACTCAGAAAGAATCAGCAAATGGGCAAGAAATGGAGAAACAACTACTACACAAAAAATATGTAGAAAACTTTGGTTAGTAGTTGTGAATCTATTAAATTACGATTAAGGTATTTTAACACCTGATTAATTTTGGGTAATCAAAATATCAAAAAGTAATTTATAAAAAAATACTATCAAAACATATTCACTTTTTGAATATATACGATAGTTATATTCACCCAACTCAAATAAGGGTTGGTAACTTTAATAATTAAAATAATAAAATTTATGGCAACATCGCAAGAAGTGTTCGAACAAATACAAGAGTTATTTGTATCGTTTGAAGAAAATCACAATGGAACAACCAAAGCAGCTAAATCAAGAGCTCGTAAACATATTGGTGAAATCAAAAAATTGGTAACGGATTATAGAAAACTTTCAGTAGAAGAATCTAAATAAAACCAATTATGAGCAAATTATTTAAAGAAAGAATTCCTTACAAGCCTTTTGAATATCCTGATTATTACACCGAAGGGTGGTTAAAGCAAGCACAAGCATTTTGGTTACATACTGAGATACCTATGCAAGGAGACGTAAAAGATTGGAATGAACATCTTACAAAAGAGGAAAAAAACTTAGTTGGAAACATTCTTTTGGGATTTGCTCAAACTGAATGTGCAGTTTCTGATTATTGGACTACTATGGTTACCAATTGGTTTCCAAAGCATGAGATAAAGCAGATGGCAATGATGTTTGGTTCCCAAGAAACAATACATGCTACCGCATATTCATATTTAAATGAAACATTAGGGTTGGATGACTTTTCAGCATTTTTGCATGAACCTGCAATTGCTGAAAAGTTTGAACTCTTAACAGCTACATCTAACGATTGGAAACACACCGATTTAGAAGTAAACGCTGANGCTAGAAAAGAAGTAGGACGTTCTCTTGCTATCTTCTCAGCATTTAGTGAAGGAGTATCGCTATACTCTTCATTTGCCGTACTCTACTCATTCCAAATGAGAAATCTATTGAAAGGTATAGGACAACAAATGAAATGGAGTATAAGAGATGAATCCTTACATTCAAAAATGGGTTGTCAATTGTTTAGAGAAATGTGTAGTGAATTTACTACACTAAAAGATGATAGTAAAGAATCTATCGAAGAAGCAGCAAGACTTATCGTAGAATTAGAATCAAAATTCATTGATAAAATGTTTGAGATGGGTGAATTAGAAAACCTATCTTCATCAGATTTGAAAGAATTTATCAAAGCTAGAACTAATACAAAATTAGTTGAGTTAGGATATGAGAGTATATTCGAATATGATAAAGATGCAGTTGAACGATTGGATTGGTTCTATCAACTTTCTGGAGGTGTTACACATACCGATTTCTTTGCAGTAAGACCTACTGACTATTCCAAAGCTGGAGAAGGTGAAGATTGGGATGATATGTTTTAACAAAAACCTTTGGTAAATCCAATTAAATTTCGTATATTTGTAATATGAAACCATTTACATATTTAAACGAATTTTTAAAAACTGATATAGCACCCTCATCAACTCATGGTATAGGAACTTTTGCTCTTAGAGATTTAAAAGTTGGTGAGGATGTTTTTATCAGATGGAATGGTGAAACTAAAGTGTACATACTACCTAAAGATGAATTCAATACTTTAAGTGAATCATCAAAGTTTTTGGTTCTAAAATCATATGAGAATAAAGAGCAATATCCATACATTTGGTTTAGATTGTTCAGAGATTCTTATTTTAATTTATCAAATCCTTGGGCATATGTTAACACAAAGGAAACTGATGGTAATGTTGATTCCGTAACAAAGAAAGTAATAAAACCCATTAAACAAGGTGAAGAATTATTCGGAACCTATAACTTAAAAAATACAATATTAAAATGACATTCGATGAATTAATACATAACGTAAAGGATTGGGCTGATGCTAAAGATATCCTTAAACGAGAGAACGCACCTAAGCAACTAATGAAAGTAATGGAAGAGTTGGGTGAAACCGCTGGAGCTATTGCTAAAAATAAAAAAACTGATGAAATCCAAGATGGGATTGGTGATACATTTGTAACATTAATCATACTAGCATATCAGTTAGGATTAGACCCAACTAAATGTTTAGAGCATGCTTGGAATGAAATAAAGGATAGAAAAGGTAAAACCGAAAACGGAGTTTTCATTAAAGAAGAAAATTAGAAACAATGGCTAAAAATCACGGAGAATATTTAGGTTGGGAATTGGGTGTAGACTTCCCTGAGTGGGGAAACACCGATATATATGTAAAAACGATATCTAAGGGATATCTACTTGCTGGTGAAAAACCAAAAGATGCATATTGGAGAGTAGCAACTAAAGTTGCACAACGTTTGAACAAACCTCAAATGGCAAGTAAGTTTTTTGATTACATATGGAAAGGTTGGTTAAACTTAGCTTCACCTGTTCTTTCAAACACTGGAACCGATAGAGGTTTACCTATTTCTTGCTTCGGGATTGATGTAGCTGATTCTATATTTGATATTGGTAATAAAAACTTAGAGTTGATGTTATTGGCTAAGCATGGTGGAGGTGTTGGTATTGGTATCAATCAAATCAGACCAGCAGGAGCACCAATTACTGGTAACGGAACTTCGGATGGTGTAATACCATTCGCTAAAATATATGATTCTACTATACTTGCTACAAATCAAGGTTCGGTAAGAAGAGGAGCAGCATCTGTTAACCTTAACATCGAACATAAAGATTTTGAAGAGTGGTTAGAAATCAGAGAACCTAAAGGTGATGTAAATAGACAATCACTTAACTTACATCAGGCTGCAATTGTAGGTGATAAGTTTATGAGAAAACTCCAAGATGGAGAAGTTGATGCTCGTAGAAAATGGGGTAAGTTACTTCAGAAACGTAAAGCAACTGGTGAACCTTATATTATGTATAAAGGGAATGTGAACAAACAAAATCCTGAGATGTATAAGAACAATGGTTTAAAGGTTCATATGACTAACATNTGTTCTGAAATTACTTTACATACCGATGAATCGCATTCGTTTGTATGTTGTTTAAGTTCATTAAACTTATCAAAGTATGATGAGTGGAAAGATACTGATTTAGTTTACACAGCTACTTGGTTCTTAGATGGTGTAATGGAGGAATTTATCCAAAGAGCTAAAAATCTAAAAGGATTTGAAAACTCAGTACGTTCAGCTGAAAAAGGTAGAGCATTAGGATTGGGAGTTTTAGGATGGCACACATATCTACAAAAGAATGGAATTCCATTTGAAGGTATGACTGCACAATTTGAAACTCGTAAGATTTTCTCTCAGTTAAAAATTGAATCGGAAAGAGCGAGTAGAGATATGGCTGTTGAATTGGGTGAACCTTTATGGTGTAGAGATAGTGGTTTTAGAAATACTCACCTAAGAGCAATAGCACCAACTGTATCTAACTCTAAATTGAGTGGTGATGTATCAGCTGGTATTGAACCTTGGGCAGCTAACATATTTACTGAACAAACTGCTAAAGGTACATTTATTCGTAAGAATTCTGAATTGGAAAAAGTACTTAGAAAAGCTGGAATAAATAACAAAGATACTTGGGACAAGATTATGGCTGATGGTGGTTCAATCCAAGATATTAAAGAATTGGATAATTGGTGTTATTTAAATTCGAAAGTAGTTAAAGTATCTGATTTATCTGAAGAGGATACTGTTAAATCTTTTACTATTAAAAGTGTATTTAAAACATTTAAGGAAATAAACCAATTGGATTTAGTTAGACAAGCTGGTATTAGACAACAATATATTGACCAAGGTGTATCTTTAAATTTGGCATTTCCTGCAACAGCTACCCCAAAATGGATTAACCAAGTAACTATGGAAGCTTGGCAGCAAGGTGTAAAAACTCTATATTATATGAGAACTGAATCAGTACTTAGAGGTGATATCGCTTCACAGGCGATGGACCCAACTTGTGCTAGTTGTGATGGATAAACGTTATATTAACAATTTAAAAAAAATAAAAATGATAGAAGTAAAGAAATTTTTCGGTGAATGGTGTGGTCCTTGTAAAGCACTTGCCCCAACTATTAATAAATTAAAAAACGAACATACGGATGTTACGTTTTCTGATTATGATGTTGATAAGGATTTTGAAGAAGCATCTAAATATTCAGTTCGTAGTATCCCATTAGTTGTTATTGAACACAATGGAAAGGAAATCCAAAGGTTTTCAGGATTACAATCAGAAATGGCATATAACAACGCAATAAATGAATTGAAAAACGCAAGATAAATGCCAATACTAAGAGGTCAGTCTCATCCATCTTCAAAGTTAACGGATGAGCAGGTTATACAAATAAGAAGGTTATGGAAAATGGGACATAGAAATGTACGAGTTATAGCTCGTAACAATAAATGTTCTTCAGCCAATATTCTAAGAATAGTAAGAAACGAAACGTGGACACATTTGAATGAATTTTGGTCTGGTAGTTTATGAAAGAAAGCAAAACATATTGTGATACATCAAAATTATCAGTTAGATTAATAACTAAATCGGTAGCAAAGGATATCATTGTTAACAATCATTATAGTGGGTTGTGGACAAAGGTATCTTATGCTATTGGATTGTTTACTTCAGATGTTGAAGAACATCCTTTCTTTGATAACGTAGAAGATAAGTTAATTGGAGTAGCTTGTTATGGAGACCCAATTGGTAGAAGTGCAGGTCAATCTATAACACCCTTATTAGAAAGAGATGAGGTATTGGAACTTACTCGATTATTCGTATTTGATGATTATGGTTCAAATATAGAGAGTTGGTTTCTAGGTCAAACCTTCGATTGGTTAAGAATCAATGTTCCAAAAATAAAAGGATTAATATCTTACTCAGACCCAAAAGAAGGTCATTGTGGTACAATATACCAAGCAACTAATTGGTTGTATCAAGGTAATAAACTTAGATTTAACGATAGTTGGGATTTTCGTTGGGAAGAAAATGGTGAATGGCATCATCAGAGAACATCTTATGTTAAATTTGGAACAAATAATCCCAATGCAATCCAAAAAATAAGTTCATCTACATTTTGGATACGAAAAAATCCAAGAAAACATAGATATGTTTACATATTAGCAAAAGGTGGTGTAAGGAAAAAATTGATGAAAACTATAAAGCACCCAATATTACCTTATCCAAAGGAAAACGAACTATTCGTAGAAGAAATTATAAAAATGTCACCAATAAATTTGGTAGAATCAAATTAATTTCGTATATTTGTTTTATAAATAAAATATATGGCAATCAAACCTAAGTTTTTTCCGTTAACTGGTGATTTAAGAAACCTCTTACTTCTTATAAAAAGTATTGGTGGTGATTATCCACATCAATCATTAGTTGATATAACATTACGTTCAAATCAGTATCATGAAAATGATAGACAGTGGTTGAATAAAGTAAGGGAATGGCATATAGTAGTTAATATAACACTAAACTCAAATTTATTATGACAGAATCACAAGAAATAGAAGAAATCCTAATTGAATCTTATGCACATGGGATGCGAGATGAAGTTATGGATTGGGCTAAAAAGGAATTAGAAGAAAATCCTAAAATGAGAAAAGTAGATGCGTATCACATAGCATTTAACGAATGGTGTAAATAACATAAATGAAAGAAGAAGGAAAACATTACGTTGATGCAACTAAGGTAAGTGTAGCTCCAATTGCTAAATCTATCGCTAAAGATATGATTATCAAAAAGCACTATACTCACGCTTGGACTGCATGTAGGTATTCATTGGGTATATACCATACAATGGAAGAGAAGGACGTATTTGGAAATGACCAACAATTAGTTGGTGTAGCAGTTTATGGGTTCCCTGTTGGAGCAAAAGCACCTACATCGGTATGTGATGGTTTAACAAAAGATAACATCTTAGAACTCACTAGATTGTATGTAGATGATGGGTTTGGTTCAAATATAGAGAGTTGTGCATTAGGTAAAACTTTCCAATGGATAAAGGATAATGATAAAAACATTAAAGTGTTACTTTCATACGCTAATAATGGACAAGGGCATGTTGGTGGAATCTACAAAGCAACCAATTGGATTTATCAAGGTTTAAATACTGATATAGCTCTGATGCCAAATTGGGGAATATCATTAAGTGATAATCCATTTGATTGGATTCATAGTAGGACAGTTTATAATAATTGGGGAAGTGGTAACTTAGAACATCTTAGAAAAGAAATTGGTAAAGATGGTTACAAAGAATTTTGGAGAAGAGAAGAACCACCTAAACATAGATACATTCAGATACTTGCTACCAACAAAAAAGAAAAGAAAGATTTGATGAAACGTTTAAAGCATGAAATCAGACCTTATCCAAAAGATTTGAATGATTACAATACTGATGTAGTACATCACACAACATATGCACCTGAAGAATCAAACGAAATAAACTTTTGGTAAAAAAAGTAAGAAAAAGCTTGTGTATGTCAATCCAATTTCGTATATTAGGTGTGTAGTTGAAGTGGTTGTTCCACCACTACGTTAACCCACTTAAATTAAACAATATGTTACAAATAGGATTTTCAACAAAGTATTTTACATTATGGGATGTTCAAAATGAAACGGAATATTCCGGTTCGGAAGGACAGTACTCATATAACGTTACACGTTACACATACATTCAGAACCTCTCTTTAGTAGAGGAAAAAGCTATTGCTAAAGCAAAAGAAAAGGGATGTACTGAATTAGGTATTAACGAGGAGTTACGTGGTAGAAGTGGTAGAAGTTTTGAAAAAAGAACTCCTATAAAAGAGGAATTCGAATTACACCAATTTACATATGGTAAGTATAGAGGTGATGATATCAGAGAAAATACTGATGTTAATTATCTAAAGTGGTACTTTGGTGAAACTGAACTAATGGTAGTAGCAGAACGTGTTTGTGAGTTGGATTCTGATTATAGTATCTATGAGGATAGATTAGTTACTTCAGAACAATTAGTTAATATAACCAAAACAAACACTATTGAGGCTGGGTTAAAAAAGACTGGAACTATTCAACTACAAATGGAACGAAACCTTGATACTTATGGATTTGTTCAAATAGATGGGATTCCTTACAGCTTTGAAAACTATGTACAACGAAGTTACAATGGATATGGGTATGGGTTACCAACCTTAAATGGTAAAGCAAAAAGAGTTAAAAACAAACTCATTGAAGTGAAAGTAGAATTTGGTTATGTAGATGGTTGGGAGATGTGGAAAGTAACTGAGTGGGATTTCGTAAAATAAATAAGAAAAAGTTTGGTTATATCAAATATTATTCTTATATTTGTAAACAAATAAAAAATGGTTTGTAGATGACACCATTCATACTGAAAAGTTCATCTAAACAATTTAAATAAAATAAAATGACAAAAAAACAAAGAACGGTTGAGTTAACCCGCCTAATGGAGATGACTCCACCAACATGGTTAACAAACGAAAAGTATCAAAAATTCTTAGATGAAAGAGATACATTGGAATCTCAATTTGTAATGGGTGATGCACTTAGTACAATGTTTACTTCAACTGAATTAAAGGCTCTAACATTAGATGATGGATGGAAATCTGCCGATGGGAGTTTATCACCTAAATTTTTGTATGATAAGTATCTTAAAGGAGAATTAGTATCAGACCCAACAACTGGACAAGACCCTAAAATGGTTTCTACCGATAATATTAGAACATCCAGTAAACACGCTGGTAATCAATGGGGATATAAAAATATAGTAGGTGATTTTGGTATTGATACACCATCAGCATGGATTAACTTTGGAACTTTTAATCTAATAAAAATTGATGGTAAGTTGTGTATAACTCCTATTAATGTGGAGCATAGATTATGGGGATTGATAGGATTTCCATTGGGTATAGTTAACCTAAAAAGTAAACATCCCCTTTGGTTTTATCACCACGATTTACCTGAAGTATATGATGATGTTTTACAAAAAATGGTTAGAGGTATTAAAGTGAATGATATGTATTTATCAGATATAGTTGAAAAATGTAATTCATTAGGAGCTACCAGCGTTGTTGAAGATACAATAAAAAACAGATTTTGGAAGAATAAATTTAAATTTTCATTTCTACCAATGTTTTCACAATCACAAACGGAAGAGTATTTTTCGGAAATAAATGATTCCTCATCCAAAACTACTGCACAAATGTTTCATGCAGAACCTCACCCACTCCAATATTGGGTAAAAGAGTTTTCTTCAGTTAAGGTAACTAAGTTTAGTCCCGCTGGTAAACATTTACATAGTTTGTTTGAAACAATGACTGATAGTCAATTGGTAAAGTTGGAATCAATGATGGTAACTCATACTGTTATTCAGATGAATATAAAAGGTGGGTACATACCCCACTCAGATAAAGCATTGGTTAATCTTTTCGATATTAATAAAAGTAACATTACCGAAGAAATCAAAGATAAAACTATGGATGATTTAAATTGGTTAGATTCGGTTCTTAGTAAATCGGAATTTCCAATTCCAATTACTAAACAAATAGCTCAACACTTTTTGAAAATGAGAAGTTATTTAGATGACTCAAATAAATTAATAGCTGATAAAGCTTTATTTATGGATGAATGGAATCAGTTCTTCGCATCTAAGGGTGAAAATGCAAATAATGGAAATCTTACAAAGTTTTTAGGATTTTGGCGTAAAAGTACTCCTGACTCATATAAAGGTGCTTGGGGAATACTTTTGGATGAATTCCTAAATAGGGGTGATGAAGTTGGTATAGTAATAAAATCACCATCAGTTCCTAGATTATTCTCAACCGATGTTATTTATGATTCTCATATTGATTACAATAAATTAGATGTAGATGGG